AAGCAGATGAAGATTGGCTTAGTGGTAGATTGACTAATTGGAATCATGCATTTGCAATTATAGATTTTTTTAAAAACGGAGATTATAAAGTCGAAGTTGTTGAAATAATAAATGGAAAAACCTCATTATGGGGTAAAGTAATAAAAGGATAACCAATGGATTGGCTAGTTATATTAGAAAGATACGGAATCCCCTTAGTTGTAGCAGTAGCCTTTTGGATATTTATACAAAAACAAAATAAGTTTATACAAGATGAACTTCAAAAAGAACTAAGAGAATCCTTTAATCGTGTTGAAGGGATTATTATAAAGCTAATAGATAACTCCAAACGACAACAATTAGAGCAAAAAGGTATCGAAAATAGCTTTAAAACACTAGTTACTATAATAGCCGAATTAAGCGGCAATGGTTTGAAAGACAAATTCTTGAGAATGCAAGAGAAAAATGAAAACAAAAAATACTAGGAGAAATAATGGCTAATATAGCTAATCAGTTTACAGGTCTGCCTATAGAAAACCTGATAGCTGCACCTTTGATGGCAGCTGCTGAAGGACAAAAAAGCCTTGCAGCAACAACTGCTCAGTTTATAACTGAAGTAGGAATGGATAGTAATGGTAATACAAAATCAGTTGCTTTTAAATATGAAGACGGTTCAGAAGCAGTTGCATTAGATGTGCCTTTATTATCAATAATTAATATACCAAGTTTATGTGTAGATAGTATTGATGTAAACTTTGAAATGGAAGTATCAACTCAATCAGCTAGTAAATCATCTACAGATTCATCTGCAGAGTTAAGTGTTAAAGGCGGATTTGGATGTTGGAGTGCTTCATTTAAAGGAAAAGTATCTCATCATTCTGAGAATAGCAGAAAGTCTGATTCATCTGCTAAATATTCGATTGCAGTTAAAGGTAAACAAGAAAAACCTGAAGGCCTTATGAAAGTGTTAGATATGTTAAATAATAGTATTGGAAAACAAAAATCTGCACCTGCAAGCGATGGACAAGGTTAAGCAAGGAAATTTTTTAGACCATCTTACAAAGGGCCTTTATGATGCTGTGGTTCAAGCACAAGCGTTAGCAGAGAATCAACATATAGAGGCCTTAAGTAAATATGTAAATGAGGATGGAACTCCTAAATGCATGAGGATGGTTATTAATGGAGAAAATGTTATGGTTCCTTTAGCCACGTTAGCTCCACAAAGTTCCATAAAAATTAAAGAGTTAACAATGGATTTAAAAGTAAAGTTAACTAATTTTGGCAAAAGAAAGTCTAAATCAGGCGGAGGTATTTTTAAAAAACAAGATGCTGGTGCTGTTAGTGTAGATTTGGCTAATTCAATTTTACCAGGCAAAAACAATTATGCTAATTTAAAAATAACTTTTGAAGGAACAGAACCTCCTGAAGGAGTTGTTAGATTAAACAATCATTTAATAAAACAAATACCGTAATGAAAAAAGATTTTGAAACAGATATAACATTACATCTAGCTAGAATATCAGGAGATGTAGGGCATATAAAAGAAAGAGTTGATGAAGTTGTTAGACATCTTGAATTAATGAATGGACGTTTAAGAGCTGCTGAAAATAGTTTATCTGCTCACAAAGCTGTAGGTATTACAATGGTTACCGTATTAACAATAGCAATAAGCTTAGTAGGAATATTACAATGATACAAGCAATTATAGTAAAAGCAGTTATAGGTAAAATTATGGATGCTATTGAAAAAGCAGACGATAAACGTATTGCAAGTAATCATGATGCTAGAATTACAAGATTAGAAAAAATGGCACATCCTCAAGCAGATTGGATATGTTTAGAATGTAAATGTAAAGCAACAAGAAAAGAAATTCCAACCAAAAAAGGAGATAAGTAAATGGGCAAGATATTAGGTGCAATAGCTACTAAATTATTAAGTCAAAAAGTAATGATTGCAATATTATTGCAGTTAGGAGATTGGCTTGTATTAAGAAGCGAAAATAAACTTGACAATAAAATATGGGCTGAAGTAAGAAAAGCTTTTTACGAATCTAATGCCTAAACAAGTATTAAAAGTAGATAATTTTAAAGGTGGTGTAAACTCTCTTTCTGATGCACGAGACATTGAAGATAATCAATTTGTGCAAAATTGGAATGCAGTTACAGATAAAGATGGTGTTATTAGAGTTGCAGGAGGAGGAGAGTATTATCTTCAAAATTTACCAATTGATGTTACCAATCAACAAGCTGGATATGGATTATTTGCAACATCTGCAGATGTAGGCGGAGAATTAATTGAAGGTAATTTAAATTTTGCATTTGAAGAAGGAGCTGTAGCTGGATATGCATCAGGAACTCCTTCAATAACTTTAGCTTCAAGTCCTACGTATAATTCAAGTACAAATCATAATGCAGAGCATTTTTATAAAAACAAAACTATTACTATATATAAAACAGCTGATGGAGCAGCTCCACAAGGAGAAACTAGGAGAATTACAGCATATGCTGCAGATACACAAGTTGCAACATTAGATTCAGCATTTAGTGCAGACCCATTAACTAATGGTACTGAGTTTTATAAAATATTTAATTGGTGTGGAGATGGTTCTACTTTTGGTGATAGTGGTTCTACTAACTATGTAGACAAAGGAGGAACAGATTTTCCATACGATGATACTGAATCTTATAATCCTGATTATAGTGATTCTTATTTTTTAAGAACAAAAGTAAGCGATATTACAGATGAATTATCAAAAGATTTAGGGCATATTACTTATAATGCAAAAACAACAGGTTCTGATTTTACAACAGATTCAACAGATATTGGAGCTACTACTTTAAAAGCAGGTGTTGATTATACATTATCATTTTATTGTAAAGCAGCTTCAAGATATTATGGATACATATCAAATGCTGTTCACGATGGAAGCAGCACAAATGAACTTGAAAGAGTCCCTTTTGTTCAATTATATTCAAACACAGTTACAGATGGAACTAATACAGGGTTGCATTTGTTTCAAACTCAAAATGGAATATTATTTTTAAGCGGGACTGATTCTACTTATGAATATGCTGATGACCTTACAAAAAACTATATTACAAATGGAGATTATGAAACAGGTGATTTTGATGGAGGTTCTTTAGGATATAGTGATACATACGACCCTCCAACTGATTGGCTTGCATATGACGGGTTTGCTCATAATACAAATAATGTAATAACTTATTCATATATAAGCGGTACTAATTATTTTGGAGCAGGTACTAATAATGAGGGTGCTACATTAAATATGGCATCAGGTAGTGCTTTTGCCTGGGAAAATTCTTATTGGGATTGGTCAACTG